CTATTTCTTTTTGCTTGTTTTAGCCGGCTCCGTTTCTGTTTCGGTAGCCGGTGTTTCAGTTTCCGAGGTTTCCTCGGTAGGTGTTTCCGGTGTTTCTTCGGTAGTTGTTTCAGTTGTCAAGGATTCCTTGACAGTTGAATCGCTATCGCCCAGCGGTATTTCCGGTTCTTCCGTTACGCCACCGGTTTCAGTTTCAGCAACAGCAGCGGCTGAACCGCCGATTTGCTCGTAACGAAAATCATGATATGACGGATAAAACTGCGCATTGTATGCAGCTTCCGGGTGTTTATCGTGGTAGGAATCAGAAATTTTATCGTCAATAATAACTTCTTTATCCGTTGAATCTAAAGCAATCAATTTATACATCTTACTTTTCCTTTCCTAATTAAATTGCCTGTTTGTATGCAATGACTTTTTGAATTGCTGCCGCAGCCATTGCGGAGTTGCGCGGCAAATAGGTTTCGAGGATTCGGCGACAAGTTTCAATTTTGTGGCCGGAAACAGCCGAAATTTGCGATTCAGTGCAACCGGCTTCAGCAAGCCGGACAATCGCCGTCCGTCTTAAATCCATAAATTTAACACGGCTGGCGGCTGGAATTTCTTCAGCGACCTTTTTGCGGACATCAGCAAAATGGTGCACAAACGAGTTTTTGCTATACGGGCCGTTATCAGTATCAGACCGAACAATTAAGCCGGTGCGATTGCTATACATATTCAATCGCTCTTTTAATATCGGCAGTGCCGGCACACAGATATAAGCCCCTGTTTTACTTTGCCGGATAACAAACGCGCCGTTTTGGTAATCTTCCCATGTTAAACGGAGAATATCGCCTTCACGTTGCGCCAGGCAAACCGCCAATAAAATAGCAGTGCCAACATTAAACAAGCCCATTTCATCAGCCTTGCTTATGAAGGCCGGAACTTCATCTGCAGCCCAAACTTCTTGACGCGGAGGAATATCTATTAAGCCCGGACGCGCTGCCGGATTTATCTGAATATCGCCGCGGTTTATGGCGTAGTTAAACAATAAGCGCAAAACACGCAGCGTTGCATTCGCCGTATATTCAGACTTTAAGCAAAGTTTTTCATGTAAATCTTTAACAGCGCGGCGAGTTATGCCGGTAATCGGACATTTGCCGCCCCACTTGGATAAACGCGCAAGCTGGATATCGTAATCATTTGCACGAGTTGACGGACGCAATTTGCGATATTCGGCCGAATGTTGATAAGAACGAATTAACCCGTCTAACGTATCAACCGCCGGAACATCATTAACTTGCGCTTGACCGATGCGCCAGGCGTCAACCTGGTCGTTGATTTTTTCGGCTTCAGCAATAGCGGCTTCCATTGACCCGGACAATGCGCGCGGCGCCCAGCCGGCAGCGCGTAAGGAAGTGGACGGCTGCCAATAAAACTTACCGTTTCGCTCGATTAGATGTCTTACGTGTATTTTTGCCATGTTAGCCTCCAAATTAGGGGGATTGGCAGTCCCCAACAAGAAATTAAAATTTGTTTTGCGCCGTTAGTTTTTCTGCCGTGTAGTGAGTGCTACACAAAGAAAAAGTAACAAGCAGGGCGGATTTTAAGACTTGCCCTTCGGGTCTGCCGATACATCGGCATCTGATACACTCTTTCGCCTTGACAATACGCTCTGTATTGTCTTCGGCTCTTTCGTTGCATCTGCCGTGTATCGGGCAGATTGGGAACGGCTAATCCTCCTAATTTGGAGGCTTACCTTTGCAAATTGATTAAATTTTAAAAGCAAGTCTTCACTATCGCCAAACATATGAAGAATGCGTAATAGTTCTTTATCAGCCGGCGCGATTTTTTCACTTGCCGGAAATAATCCTGCCGGGCTGACATTTAAAATTGTGCAAAACGTTTTAAGCGTATCAAGCGGCATTAAACGCGTGCCTTTTTCGTAAAGGCTTAATGTTTGTTGCCGAATACCTAATTTATTTGCGAGTTTGGCTTGCGTAAGATTGTGTGAAATACGCGAACCGGCAAGCCATTCTCCGAAAGTTTTGCGAAAATTATCCATGAGTTACCTACAATAATGCAGCGTTAGCAGCCAAAAGTTTATCATAAACACCGGCAGCATTGTCATTTATACGATATGCCGGATTAACACGCGAAGCGAACCAAACGTCAACCTCGGCGGAGTTCCATTGTAAATTATAGCCGTTTAACCGGATAGGACGCGGAAAGCCGGCAATAGTTTTATAATGCTGATATAACCAACTTGTTGAGCGGCCGAACCGCGCAGCAACTTCCTGGATATTTAAAAAAGAATTTGACATTTTACATCACCATATTGTTAATTTTTTACAATATAGCGTATTAAAATGTTATTGTCAACAACAATTTATTGTAAATTATTTTAGTTTTTGTGAAAGCTCAAGTAAATAAGCCTGTTTTTCAGGCGGTAGAGAGCGGAAAACAGAAACATTGCCGGTTGTATCGTCCTCTTTGTCGATGTTGCGGACCTCGGCCGTTAGGCGATTAGCAAACCAAGTAAAGAAAAGGCTTGCCGCAAGTTTGCGACATTCATCTTTATTTGGTGCGTTCTCCGGTTTTTCATAGTCGGAGTATTCTTTTTCATTCATATTCAAACAATCGGCGGCTTCATAGTTTTGCAAACCTAAAAGCTCGCGCGTAGCCTTTAAATATAAGTGTAGGTTGTTACCTGTAAAAGCGTTTGGATTGTCGATTGTCAGCTCGCCGTTTGTTATTTCATACATTTCGCATGATAATGCCCGAGCCAGCCGCGTGGCAATATCCATATCACGCAAAGTCTTTTCTCCTTTTTCTATGAGCGAAATACTTTGCTGTGCATAACCTGTTAATTCTTCAAGTCGCTTTTGCGAGAAGCCGCGTTTTTCACGCATTTGACGCAGTTTTTCTCCGGAAACTTCCATATTTTATATACTCCTGTTACAATAAAATCATTGTAATACAATTTTTTTGTAAATAATAACAAAAAATAATTGTTGACATTTAGATATTTTAACAATAATATGTTGTAAAAAGTAAGATGTTACGCTATTTCTATGTTACGCCTATATGTTACGCAAACAGAACGGAGCAAAGCAATGGCAAATAATAACATCACTTTTCAGCTTGGCCAAAGGTGGGCTGGACTGCTGAGGCGACATTTTGCGAGTGCCAAACAGGTGGCAAGAGCTTTTGACGTTGAGGTAAAAACTGCAAACAGTTGGCTGAGTGGCGCGACACCGTATGCTAAATACATACAGATTGCCGCGGAGAAACTGGGGAGCGAGTTTGTTGCCGAATTATTTTGTTTAAATAAAAGAATTAAAACAATAGCAAATATTGACGATGAGTTGATTAAAATGGAAAAAAGTCTTTCAAATTTAAGGCAGGAAATTCGCAACCTGGAGCAAGGTAACAATGATTAAGAAAATTGTTGTTACCTTGCTACTCTTAACAGCGAAAGGAGCAATCGCGCTTGCGATATTGTGTATAGAGGGTATAAAAAATGGCAAACGATATTACGATTGAGGAAATTGCAAACGCTTTACGGGCTGATATTCAAAACCTGGTTTATGGTATTGGCCTGCAGGGAAAAATTGAAGGCAACGAGTTTGTTGCTTATAATCCAACAAGAGCCGATAAACACCTCGGTTCGTTCCGGATTTGTATTCGCGGCGCCAAACAGGGATTGTGGTGCGAGTTTGCCGGTAATGACCGCGGCGACCCGATTGACCTTATTAACTATTGCTTGTTTCATAATGACATCAATAAGCATGAAGCGATTGAATGGGGTAAGTCGTTTCTCGGATTAGGTAAAGGCGATGTTACTTTGAAACAGGTAAAAAAGAGAGCTGAAGAACAAAAAAACGAAGGCGAACGTTTAAGAAAAATTGAAAATGAAAACTATAAAAAATACGCACAAAAGATATATCTTGAAGCACAAGAAACAATAAAAGGAACACCGGCGGAATTTTATTTCAATGCCAGGGGAATTGATTTTAATATTTTAGGAAAGCAGCCGCACGCATTGCGTTACGGCGCAAAAGTTTATTATGGCAAAGACCAGGAAACAATGCAGGACTTGTATTATCCGGCAGTTGTAACTGCTATTCACGGCCCGAACAATGAATTTGTCGGCGTGCATCGCACATATTTAGAGCAGATAAACGGCGTTTGGCGGCGGAAAAACAAAAAAGTTCTCGGTTCGTTTGCCGGTGGAGCAATCCGGATATGGCGCGGCAAAACTGGATTGCCTATTGCAAAACTGGAAAAAGAAAAGAATTTGGACGACGACGATTTGACCTTGGTTGTATGCGAAGGTATTGAAGACGCGTTATCGCTCGCTATGGCTTGCCCGCAGTTTAGAATTTGGACAAGCATTAGTGTTTCAAATATGCGGAATTTAGAAATTCCGGGAATTATTAAAAACATTATAATCGCCGCAGATAATGACGGCGAAGGAACAATTGCTTCACAGCAAGTAGAGGCCGCGGCGCAAACTTTTATCCGCGCGGGTAAAACAGTTCGCGTCGCGCGTCCGAAGAAAGCACACGATTTCAACGATATGCTTACAGGAAAAGACTATAAACATAGCTGATTGGCGTCAGCTTGAAAGGGTATACTGAAATATGGCAAAGAAAAATTTAAAACAAATAGCGGAAGTTTTGACAGGCGCAACAGCAGTCGAAAGCCGCGAAAACAAATTCCTTCCAAAAGATTGCCCGGTGCAAGCATTAGGCACAAAGCGCGGAATGTATTATTACATTGATGCGCTCGGACAATTTAGAGAGTTAAAAGATAAAGAACATGCGCGGTTGATATTGCAAGGATTGCTCGGCCAGCGCACTGATTTTATGACGAAATGTTATTCCAAAAACACAGCGGACGGGTATCCGACAGGGGGCTGGAAACCTGACGAATTTGCGAAAGATTTAATGGCCGAATGTGCGCTCCGCGGTGTTTGGGAACCGTTTGAACGTGTCCGCGGGAGTGGCTGCTGGTTAGATGATGACGACGAAATTGTGATTCATTGCGGCGATAAGGTAAAAGTTGGCGACACGTTCATCTCTCCGGGGCTTGCTGGCGCATACGTATACCCGTGCGAACCAGCACGCCAAAGGCCCTGGGAAACCGTCGTTGAGCCTAAGGAAATTGAAGGTTTTTATAACCTTCTTAAAACTTGGGCTTGGCGGCGGCCGGAAATTGACCCGATGTTATTGCTTGGCTGGATTGGCGCAGCCTTTGTTGGCGGTGCGCTGAAATGGCGGCCGCTGATGTGGTTGACCGGCGACAAAGGAACCGGTAAATCAACACTGCAAGAAATTATCAACTTTGTGTTTAACAACAGTATTTTGAGCGTATCCGACCCGACGCCGGCGGCAATCTTTCAGAAAGTCGGCTATTCGGCTTTGCCGGTTGCGCTCGATGAAATGGAGCCGGAAACAGAAGACAAGAAAGTTCAAGCCATTATCAAATTAGCAAGACAAGCCTGTTCTGGCGGTGTAATTCTTAGAGGTTCGGCCGAAGGCAATGCAAGCGAATTTAAGGCTCGCAACTGTTATCTGTTCAGCTCCATACTTGTGCCGGCTCTGTTGCCGCAAGACCGTAGCCGTATGGCTATTTTGGACTTGAAGGAAATATCCGGCACACCGCCGCGCATTGTGCGTAAAGAATTAGGAGAAACCGGCCGGAAAATATTTAAGCGAATGATTGATAACCGCGAAAATTTCCGCATCAATTTTGAAAATATCCGTATCGGGCTTAATAAATTAGGACTTGACAGCCGCGGCTGCGACCAGTTCGGAACACTGATTGCCGCTGCCGATGTGATTTTGCATGACTACCAGATGACATCGGACGATATTGCTGAAATATGCGACCAGATGAAAGAAGTTGTTGAAGCCGAGAAATACGACAACGACAGCAATCATCGTCAGTGCGCAAACTATTTATTGACCAGCACCATGGAAACATATCGCGACGGCAATAAACGTTCAATCGGCGACTGGATAGCGCAAGCGGCCGGCCGCGAAAACACGCAAGGCAGCGAAGCGCCGGAGTTTGCACATAAGGCGCTGGCGACAATCGGGCTGAAAGTTGAAGAATTGGATTTAGGCAGCGGTGTTAAATATAAATGTTTGTGTATTGCCACAAAGCACCAAGGGCTTGCCAAAGTATTCGATAAAACGCCGTGGCAAGGCGGCGTTTGGACGCAAGCCTTCAGGCGCTTTCCACAAGCGCAGCCATTTTCAACACGCAGATTTGGCGGTGTGACAAGCAAATGCACAATCGTTCCTTTAGATGAAGTAATGGGAGAAGAAAAATGAGTAAAGACCTCGCAATCACCTCGCAATCACCTCGCGATAAAATTGCGTTGGGAGATTTAACAGCTTTATGGAAAGCTGGCGAATTGCCGGAAGGCGCTTACTATTGCAATACAGGAAATCAAATAGAAATATTATACACATGGGGCAAGAAATATAATCAACTAACGAATAACAAAGATGCGGTATTTATCCCTGAAATGGACGACTGCATTATTGTCGGCTCTGTGCCAAGTTACGAGCAAAATATAAAACTGCAAAAACATAGCAACACGCTAAAGCAGGCACTGGCAGCGCTTGATGAAGAACAGGTAAGAAGCGATAAGCTTGAAAATGCGTTGACACTATGCCGGAATTGGCTCGCAGATATGGTGGGCGTTATGAACAACGAAAGCGCAGAGCATAACAAAAAATTGCCAGTTGGCAATTTTGAACGCGCAATGAAGGACCTTTTACAAACAATCAATGAGGTAATATAATGAGTCAAGGGGAAACAATAGAACAAGTGGTAAAGCGGTATAATTCAAAGTCGCCGGTTGAAAAACTTACAGACGCTTGCAATGAGCGAAACAGAATAGAACAACGGCTTATGCAGCGGGGAAGATATGCACAGAGATATTTTGCATATTGTTGATACAGGTGCGCCGTATTACGGCATACAAGGGAGCCTTTAACCTTGCCGGAATGGAATAAACACGCTTTTGAAATTCGTATGCGGCTGATTATCGAAGAACTTCATACAAAAGGGACGTATGATAACGACCAAATCAATGCAAAAGTCCGAGAAATACTGGAAAACGAAGTAAAAAACAGCCATGAAGGAATCGCCCCGGATAAACAAGATAAATTTTGACCGGCGGCCTGGCGTATAAGTGTTTGGCGCTTGCAGCTTTCTCCAATAATAGTTTGTATGACATTTTTTTGTTGCAAGCGCCGTCTTGACTCTGTTGAAAGTCCGTGCTAAAAACGCTAAAAATGTTTTTGTTGGGGGCTTTTTATGTTTTTAAATTTTAAATTTTTTCCGAGAATAGCGGCAATGGCTGCTACGACCTTTTTAATTTTCAAGCTTTCGTTTTATGCGAAATAGTGAAAAATAGTTCACCTCATCAATAGTTAGTTCGGTAAAGTGTTTAACAACCATATTGCCGACTTTATTAAAGAAGATAACGCTGCCGGGTTTATGCTTAAGCTTGTTGTAAAAATAAAGAGCAACTTCATTAAACATAACAAAACCGAAAAAATCATTATCACGGTCATCTTTAATATAATTTTCACCATTGAAACCTATGTAGCCAGCGCAATACATATTTTTGAAACGGATATTAGTCATTGGCGTTCTCCTGTTCAATTTCGGCGACTTCGGCAAAATATGCCGTTGGAATGGTATAATATTTGCTTAAAAGCTTACCGAAACGTTTTGGTTTATCGGAGCGTGTTGCTCCGGGAAGATCAAGCAGCGTTTGCCGCCAATTATGCGCCCAGCGGGTGTTTGCAAAATATGCGGCAACATCTGTGCCGGAAGTTGCAACCGCCAGTAACAAACCGTCATTAAGCAAATCTAAACCGAACGGTTTTAGCATATCTGCCAGACGATGATTGATAACTTTGGCCAGCGGATAACCGGAAATAGGCATCGTTTTAAGATATTCCAGGCACGCACGCGCCGAAGCTTCATGCGTTTCGGAGGTTAAAAATGTCGGTTTCGGCAGATATTTTGAACTCATATAGGCAGACTTGGCGACATCACGCCCGAATAGTTGCGCGATAACCTTAACCGCCCGCAGCTCAAATTCCGCCACGTCTATATGTCCGGCATCATAATCAAGCGCTATGTCGTCAATTTCCTTTTCAGCTTCCGGACGTTGCGCGGCAATCATTTCCGCCATTTCATTAAACGCGTTGATGTATTTGATTTTGAACTCCATAGCTTTTGCGCCGGTAAATCCCATAGCGAGCAGCGTAAAGCCGTCGCGAGTGATTTCATACATAGGTTGTTCACGACCAAATTTATCAGCGTAACCGGTCGGCGCAAAATTGCGCCGACTAAAATCTTCCGGTATATCAAGCATTTTTATGCTTTTTAAGATATCTTTGTGTTGTTTATTAAACGTTTCCGCCACCATTAACGACGTGGTAATGGCTTGGTTATTTTGATTGATTGTTACAAGATTATTCATAACTTATATCCTTTTCTTAACAGGTTTATACACAAGCGCCTGTTGAGGCGCCGGAGGTTAAGAACATGATATAAGACATGTGGGTTTATTCAATATATTCGCCGCCCTCCGGCAGCAAAAGGACATAAAAAAACCACCTTAACGGAGTGTTCAACCGCTTATATAGAGTTCTTAACCTCTTGACTTTCTCTCTATCATATTTTATGAATCCTGTCAAGAGGAAACTTGGTTATGCAAGAAATTTTATGTCTTTTGTGTTGTTTTTTTATTTGTTGGCTTCTGTTTCAACAAGAACTTTATCCTAGCAGCTTAAAAGAAGAATTAAAAAATTATCTAATTTTAGGTTCTTTGGCTATATATACAATATTTTTTAACCTCAATCAATTTTACCATTTCTGTAAATTACCGGAATTTCTTATTGGTGTGGGTATGCTTTTAACCGTGAGTATGTGTCCTATTTTTTTGCTTTTCTTATGGGAAGTATGGCTCCATTTAACAAAAACAAAGGAAGCTCATAATAATTTCCATTCGAAAACTGAAAATCGCTTACCTACTGATACGACAGATTATAATCAGCAACCTGTGAAACCGCAAAAAACTATTCAAACAACTCCTTTATTTGCATATACCGCAAAAATGGAAAAACTACCGGCTAAGCGCACCAAGAAAACCAAAAAAAGGCGGAAATTATCTAAAACAGAAAGCCGACACCTCGGTTTAATGTATGAAAAATTTATCGGCGCAAGATTGGAAAGTGGCGGTTATATTGTTGACTATAACGGTATCAATAAAGGGAAAGCGGATGGTGGTGTGGATTTAGTTGCATCTAAAGATGATAAAAAAATTTTTATTCAGTGTAAATATTGGTCTTTTAAATCAGTTATTCACGAAGATGTTATTTTTCAATTATATGGCGCAGTTGAGAATGAACGGCAAAAAAATAATACCGATTGCGAGGGTATCCTGTACTGCAGTTGCAGCGTTGATGAAGAGGCTAAAAAAGCTGCAGACAGGCTAAAAATTACGATTTTAGAAAATGTTAGAATGCATGAGCCGGCTTAAATTGCCGGCTTTATCTTTGCTTGAGTGCGTTTTTTCTTTTGCCCCCCAACCCGAAGCCGACAGAAAAAACGCACAAAAAAAAACTTGCCCGCTGCGCGGGCGCTATTTTTTGAGATATGCACAGGGCGGATTTTGCCGGCAAATAGTGAGGGTGACCGGCTCGGCTCATGGATATTTTTACCCCAGCCCATTTTTTTTCTTGCAAAACGAAAATCTTTTTGTTATAGGTAGTTTGAAAGATAAATTTTGACCATTTTGTTACCGTAACAATTAAGTTACATTTTAGAGTAACGCAAATTTCAACGCATTTTCAATATTTTATGCAAAAATGTTACTATGTTACATTTTTTTATTTTTTTTCGCGCGCGTGCGCACGTGTGCAAAAAAGAGAGTAACAGGGTAACAAGGTAACAAAGAGAAAAACGCAGTAACATGAATATAGATAAATATATAATAAAATCAGTATGTTATTGTTATATATTTATAAGCCTGTAAAATGTTACTCTTTTGTTACTCTCATGTTACCGTCGTAACGTAATAAAATATTGGAGTTTTATTTATCATGCTTGATAAAGGAGCGGAAAAAGCGCTAAAAAGCAGTGAAGTGCAGAGACAAACGGCGGATATTTTGAAAAAAAATTCCGCGGCTGATGCTGCAGCGGTGCAACAAAATTTGTTTGGCGGCTCGCTGCAAGATGCAGCTTCGCCGGATCAAACAAATTTTTCCGGCGCAGTGCTTGCAGCCACTCAAACTCAAGCAGGAAATGACAGTCAACGCTTGCCGGAAGCCGAAGTTACAGAAAATCGCGGGCCTGGGAGACCTAAAGGAAGCCGCAATAAATCAACGCAAGAATGGGTTGACTACTTCATGACGAAGAATAAGTCGCCGCTTATGGTGCTCGGCGAACTATACAGCAAAGACACAATAGAACTTGCGCGGGAAATGCGCTGCGACAGAATAGACGCGCTGAAACTGCAAATATCCGCAGCCAACGCGGTTTTGCCGTATGTTCACAAAAAACAACCGCTTGCTATTGAAACAACCGGCGAAGAATTGCCGACAATCAATATTTATACAAGCCCGACGATGTATCAGCAGATTAACAACGGCGTCGGACAGATTAAACGCGAAATTATTGTCGACGGTATAGCATCAACAACGCCGGAAGAAATATCACTTAAAAACAACGACTTAACACTTTTGGAAGTCGGCAAGTCTGAAAAGGAAGTCTGAAAGAAATGGAAAAGTTTTGTTTTTTCAATACCTTGTATGATATATGCGCCAGATTGATAGTCTGTTACGCTTTGAAAGTTCGGCAAATTTTACGCCGGAAAAAAATTTTTTCCGGCGTTGCTCGCCGACGGGGGGACCCCGCCGGCGAGGTTGCCGCGGTTTCTCTCCGCAAGCTCGGACACGAGCTTCGTAATTTCAAAAAAAATCGTTTTAAATTGAAATCCTCGGAACAGGGTTTAAGGACGGCGCGGTTAAAGGTTTGGAAGGTGCGGTATGAGTAAACAGGAAGCAATCAATCAATTAGCGCGAGCAATCAATTTTGACCCGGCAACATCAATAGGGCCTATTGCGGCGGCGTTTTTTGAAGACCGAAGCGAAGCATCATGCATCATGGGGCCAATCGGCTCGGCAAAAACTTCGTGCGGTTTGTTAAAAATGTTTATGGTGGCCATACAGCAGCAGCCAAATGCGCAAGGCATCAGATACACTAAATTCATTGTTATTCGTGATACATACCGAAATTTGAGTAATACAACAATACAATCTTGGAAAACTTGGGTGCCGTTGGAAATCGGCGAATATACCGGCGGCAGAAATGAACCTGGCAGGCATCATTTAAAGTTTAACTTAAACGACGGGACAATCATTGATATGTTGGTTGAATTTATAGCAATCGGTGATAACAATGTCGAAGACGTGCTGCGCGGCTGGGAAGGAACAGGTGCATACTTAAACGAAGCTGACAGACTCCCGGAAGATGTTTTTTCATTCGTGCGCGGTCGTGTCGGCCGTTATCCGAGCATACCTTCTTGCGGTGTAAAGGCAAGCTGGAGCGGTGTTTGGTGTGACATGAACGCGCCGGACGAAGAAAATTATATGGCACAAAAATTTATTTTTGATAAGCCGGCAAGTTTTGCATTCTTCCGGCAACCGGGCGGACGCGAGCCGAACGCGGAAAATTTAAAAAATCTTCCGGACGGATATTACGAAAAGCAAATTGAAGGCCAAACGGACTACTATATTAGACGTATGATTGATAATAAACTCGGTTATTCGCGCGACGGCCAGCCGGTTTATCCGGAATTTAATGATACATGGCACGTTGCCGTCAATCCGCTTACTTACGATAACAATTTGCCGATTGATATAGGTTTCGACTGCGGCTTAACGCCAGCTGGAGTTATCGGACAGCAAATGCCAAACGGACAATGGCGGATATTAGCGGAAATAATTGCCGACGGTATCGGCGCACAAAGATTCGGGCAGCTTGTTTCACGGGTGCTGAAAACAAGCTTTAAAGGCGCACGGCCGCGGTTTATAACCTGCGACCCTGCCGGAATGAGTAAATCTGCCGGCGATGAAAATGAACGCTCATGGCGTGAAATAATGATGTCAACAACCGGACTTTCAATCCGGCCGGCTCCGACAAACGCAATTATGCCGCGCTTGGATTGTGTGAAAATGGTGTTAAACCGAACGATTGACGGGCAACCGGGCTTGTTATTGTCGCCGTCTTGCCGAGTTTTAAGAAAAGGTTTTAACAGTGGTTATAAGTTCGTGAAAGTAGCATCATCAAACAGCAAAGTGCTTATTTCAGACGAGCCGGATAAAAATGAATATTCGCACCCGCATGACGCCTTGCAATATTTACTTTGCGGTGCCGGCGAATATCAAGCGGCAATGGGAAGAAAAGCAATAAAACGCGGTAAAATATATAACGGAAGAAAGGATTTTAGTTTATTCAAATGAGAATAGTTAATGCGAAATCTGAAAAAGTTTGGGTTGTCTTTATGCCGCATAATATTAAAGACGGCAAAACGTGCTGGGAGCGCGTATTTTGCTGGGTATTAAGCAAACTTCACAAGAATTTTTCGCATGTGGTTGTTTTTAAGCGAAGTATTTATCCAGGCAATGTTATCGCCGTAAACACTTGCTCGAATAATATATCGATTGAAGAATTATCATTAAAGCAACTATTCGGAATATTAACAAATACGAATAATACCGCCGTTGTCGCGGATATTCAAATTGCACCAATTAAGGCCAAAGGCCTATTAACCTGCGTGTCTGTCGCCAAATCTATTTTAGGCGTCACCAAAGCAAGCATTATTACACCATATCAACTCTACAAATATTTGAAAGGAAAAGAAAATGGCAGGAAAGAAAGCCAAACAAAGCACGCCGACCGCTGATTATACAGCGCTAAACGAGCAAAAACTTCGTGAACAGGAAGAAGCGGACAAATATCGTCGCGAGCAAGCCGCACGCCGGAACAATAAAAGTTCAAGCGGTAAATCGGTATTATCCTGGAGCGGTAGAAAATAGGTATAAATATGTTGACAGGCTTTACATTATATTCCGGACCAGACGCACCGTTCAAATTAATTGATAAGTGGATAAAAATTGTCAATCGAGAATTTAGACTGTCGCGTCGGAATAAATATTCCACAGCCTTTTTTTACGGCTTCAAAGACCAAAGTTATTTTTATATTGGTAATGAAGGTTATTTTGTAGCCATGGAACAACAGGATATGTGGGGGTTCAGAGAATTAACGATATTAAGTTACTATCTGTTGCCGGAAGCGCGGACTTTGGAAAATCTTAATGCTTTGCTGGAAGAAATGGAAAAACTGGCGAAAGCATTGAAAATTAAAAGGATATGCCAAGGCTCGCACCTAAATGAAAAGCTGCCGATATATTTGAAATACAAAGGTTATAAAATTTCGGAAATGAGAAAGGATTTATAATATGGGCGGTTCAGTAAAAAAAGCGGTTAATACCGTTACAAAACCGATTGAAAAAGCGGTATCAAATACCGTTAAAAGCACCGGTAAAGCGGTAGAACAAACGGTTTCGGCGGTTGGAAAATTAGCAACCGGCGATGTGTCCGGCGCGGCCGACAAGGCGCTCGATGCGGCAAAAAACTACACAAACACAACAACGCTCGGAACAGTGGACGTTACCGGCAGAAATGACGGCGCCGTTGCGAATATTGATGCGGATAAATATGCCGATGCGCTTACCGGAAATACTAAAAAAGTTGTTACAAAAAATCCGGATTATTCGGAATATAACAACAAGAACAAAGCTGAAAAGGAGCGTAAAGACGCCGCAGCAGCGAATAAACGAAGCGAAGCGGCAAAAAAGAAAAATGCGTTGCAATACAAAGTATATGTTAAAAGCCACGCTGATGACCTAAAAAATATATTAGGAACAAAGGGGTAATTACATGGAAACACTTGAAAACGTATTGTATAAATTCAAGATAGCTAAAGAAAATCGCGAAGACAACGATTTTATGTCGCGCCTTGAAGAAGCATATAAATACGCTTGCCCGCGCCGCTATAACCAAAAAGCGGACCCGACAAGCGAAATATATGATAACACCGCCATTTATGCAGTGCAAAGCCGCGTAGCAAGCAATCACGAAGCGCTATTTCCGGCGTTTCGCGAATGGATAGCTGAAGAACCGGTAGGCACATACGATAAAGCCGAAGAATTGACATTAAAGCAGCAAATATCGCAAAGATGCAAAAACGCGCACAGAGCAATAGAATTGTCAAATTTTCACACGGAAATTGAAGATACATTGACTGATGCACTTTTTTCTGACGGCGCTATTCTTGTGTTTAAAGGAACTCCGGAAATGCCACTTAAATTTGAAGTGCCGGCTTGGGATTCTTTTTACACATTGGACGATATGAACGGCGAGCCGAACAATAATTTTTTGGTGCGGAAATTGACGGTAAAAGAGATAAAATATAAATGGCCAAAGGCTAATTTATCTAATTTGCCGGAAACAAACGAAAAGAAAGAAGTTATTGACGGTTACACATACGATGAAAGCACGCAAAAATATACTTACAGCGTTATTTTAAACAACGAAAGAATTTTTGCCAGCGAAGAAAAATCAAGCCCGTGGGTTATTTTTAATCAGCGAAAACGGATAAGAAAAACCGCCGGCTGGGGGCAAGTGCTTGATAGTATGGGAGATATCCGGACAACAAACTTAGTAAAAGAATATCTGCTGAAGAACGCCGCTTTTGCAATCGGCGGGATATGGCAGGCAGACGATGACGGCGTTTTGAATCCGGATAATATCAAACTTGAGCCGGGCATAATAATACCGAAAGCGGTAGGCTCGCAGAGCCTGCAAAATCTATATACAAACGTTAATATGGATTTAACGCAATTTGTGCTGCGAGATATGACGGACGGTATTAAAAAGAACGTCCAAGGTTCTGCTTTACCGGAATTTACGCAAGGTATCAGAACAGCAAGCGAATACCAGATGCGCGATGCGGAAATGAAAAAAATTGAGTTGCCACTTATGCTGCAACTGGCGCAAGGAGCAAAACGTTTAATGCGGCGGATTTTCTACATTTTGGAAAGCAACGACATGAAAACATCGGCGCTTTATTGCGAAAAACTGACCGACAGTAATAATAAACGCATAGCAACGACATTCACATCGCCGCTCATTCGTATGCAAGAAGAAATCCAAAGCCGAAACGGATTACAGGTTATTGCAGCAATGGCAAACATTTTTGCCAAACGCGCGTATGACGTTATTGATGTTGACGGAGTAATTAAAGATTTTTACCTTGCGAGCAACTTTAACCCGAAAAGGATTTTAAATGAAAACGAAATCGAACGAAAGCGACAAAACGATAATAACGAAGCTATTCAACTGGCTCAAGCCGGGGTTAGACAGCAAACGCCTACACCCGGAAACATCAGTCTATAAAAAAGTTTTTATGTCTCCGGAAGGCGAAAAAGTATTGCGTGACCTGGCTGACAGAGTATATGGCCGCGTTATCGGCGACGATGCAAGCAACGAAACGCTGCGCGCATGGTCCGGAGAAATACGACTTTTCAAATATATCTTAACTAAAACATATAAGGAGAAATAATATGGTGGACGAAACTACAGATGAAAATATCAACGAAACCGGCAGCAGCACCGGGCAACACACACCGGCGCCGCGTTACGTTGAAAAAAACGGCGAACGGCTGGAAATTCCTGATAACTTTTGGGATAAAGAAAACGATAAACCGGACGTTTATTCGATTTTGAAATCGCAAAACGATTTAAGAACACAAATCGGCGAAGATAAATCGCCGGCCGACGGCATTTATAAAATCAATATTCCGGAAGAATTTCAAGACAGACTTGAAGCAAATCCGGAAGACCCGCTATATAAGAAATTTTCGGCTTTCGCGAAAAAAAATCGCATGAGCCAGGAAGATTTTGACAATATAACAAAAGAATTTTATAAAGACCTATACAACATGGTTGAACCGGCAGAAGACAATACAAATAACTTTGACGAAGAAGCGTATTTGAAAAACGAAGCCGACAAGTTAAAAGAAAAATACGGCGATAAGGTTGACCAAATACGCTCGCATATTGATAATTTTGTTCGCAATTCGGGGATAACCGATAAAGATATTTTGAACGAAATCGCATATATGCAAACGAGCGCAAGCGGTGTTGCTACGCTTGATTATTTGTTAGGCCTAAGAAGCGACCCGATGCCAGCGATTGCCGGAACAACTGCACCAGAAGGCGTTATGAACTTGAATGAGTTGCGTAAATTGCAAGCTGAACCGGGGTATCAGAACGGAACAGACCAAGAGTTAATCAGAAAAGTAACCGAGGGATATAAAAAACTTTTCCCTGAATAAAAATTTTTTTGTGAAATTCAACAATAATTCATTGACAATAATTTATTGTTGAATTATCGTTATAGTGAAAATACAAAGCGGGGCAATCAAAAGTCATTTAGTTCTGAACTCAAGTCCCGCCTTGATTTTCCCAGTGGCATATCGTAGCCGGACCCGCTGAGTAATGGCTCAATTTAATTTTAACAAATTGAGAGTACTCAAGCGGTTTTTTATATTTCCGAAAATAAAAATCAAAAGAGACTCTCAAAATAACGAGAGGATTTTTTATTATGACAGATATTTCTGCTGCTTTTATTAAGCAATTTGAAAGCGAAGTGCACTTAAAATATCAACAGGAAGCTTCTTTGTTGCGTAATATGGTGCGCTATAAAAACAACGTTCGCGGTTCGACCGCGCGTTTCCAAATTATCGGTAAAGGTGATGTTTCTACAAAAACCCGTCACGGCGAAATTACGCCGATGGGCCTTGACCACACCTACGTTGATGTTACGTTGGTTGATTCTTATGCCGGCGAATACATCGACAAGCTGGACGAGCTGAAGACAAACATTGATGAGCGTTCGGCAGTGGCAAAATCCGAAGCTTACGCTATGGGGCGCAAGACCGATGAACATATTATCAATGCACTGGCGTCCGCTACCGGAACACCTATTGACGCTTCAACAGCCGGTTTAACACTTGCAAAAGTGTTAGAGGCATTCGAAACAGCCAATGCTGCCGAAATGCCGGACGACGGCGACAGATACGCCGTTGTTTCGCCGAAAGCATGGAACCAGCTTTTACTGATTGACCAATTTGCACGCTCTGATTATGTGGACGATAAACCGTTTATGAAAGGACGTATGTGCAAAAAATGGCTCGGTATTAACTGGTTTATGCATACCGGCTTGCCGACATCAAATAACAATGCAGTAAGCACTGCATTTATTTGGCATAAAAATGCAATCGGCTTTGCCAGCGGCAGTGATGTAAAAACTGAAATTAACTACATCGCGAACCGCGCGTCGAACTTTGTTTGCTCGATGATGAGCCAAGGCGCATGCTTAATCGATAATGACGGCGTAGTCAAAATTTCGGTTAAAAACAGCTAATCAACACGGCGCGTTGGTATCTATCCGCCGACGCGCCTGATTTTTAAAATCATTTTATGGGACAGTTATAATGGCGGCAGAAGATAATCAACTCAATATATGTAATAAGGCTTTAATTGCAATCGGCGCAGATGAAATAACGTCATTTAATGACGGAACAGTTGAAGCAAAAGTTGCCGCTGCAAAATATGACATCGCAAGAAAAGATTTACTTGCAATGTATTTTTGGACATTTAACCAAACAGAGAGTTATTTAGCGCGGCTGGCCGGCGATAATTTATGCGTTTATAAATATCTTTATGCTTTGCCGGACGGATATTTACGCGCCGTTAATGTGCGCGAAAACGGCCGTTTTGTGGATTATACCTTCAGAGACAGCAATATCAATACCGATGCGTCGCAGCCGATTTTGACATATATGACGGATTGTTCTGAAGAACGCATGCCGCCGTATTTTGTTTCGCTGCTTATAGACAGGCTTGCCCGCGACTTTTTAATTCCTATAACCGGTAAAAATGACGACTATATGCTATTTGACCGGATATACCAGGACAATTTTGCCCGCGCAAAATCGGCTGATGCACAAAGCAAAACACCGAGAAAAGTTGATTCTTCATTATTGCTAAGGATTAGATAAAATGAGACACGCGCCGCAAAGACAATTTTCATATTCTGCAGGACAACTCGACCGCGCTATGGTGGCGCGTGCCGATATTGACAGTTATTTAAAAGGCGCATTAGAGCTGAAAAATGTTGTTTGTATTCCGTCGGGCGGCGTTACACTGCGCGGCGGATTGGTGCGCGATTTTGAAATCCTTGACGGTGCAAACGGAATACGGCTTGACCGCTTTGAAGTTTCGCCGGAAATCGGTTTATTGGTGCTTTTAACGCAAAACAAACTGAAAATATATAACGGCTCAACTTTGGTAGGCGAAAAAAATACTTCATATTCCGGCGCTGATTTGGCAGAATTGGACCTTAATCAAAAAATGGATACAATGATTATTACGTCAAAATATTATCCGTTTATGGAATTAGTGCGTCAAGGTTCAAATACAAGCTGGAATTATGCGCAGTTAGATTTGGATAATCCGCCGCAATATACTTTTGATGACACGACGGGCGGCCGAAATGAAATTCAGCAGGTTATTTTCAAAAATTTTGTGGCAAACGACACAATCCGCATCAGCCTTGACGGTTCACGGACCGTTTCAATCGTTTATAGCGCGTCGGCAACAGAAACGGCGGATAATATTAAAAACGCAATTAACGAACTTGATGTCGTTGACGGAACGGACGGCGGTTGCGTTTTAACGATTATTGACAGCAATACATACCAGGTTGAATTTGTCGGCACAGACGGCAAGCAAGATAAGCCGGATATGATTGCAGCCATTGAATTGCAGGCAAACACAAATGAACAAGTGGTCGTTAAGTGTGTGCAGGAAGGCGAAGCGCCGCACGAAAACTTATTTTCGGTTGCTCGTGGTTGGCCGTATTCAAGTTGTTTCTGCCAAGGCCGGCTTATATTCGGCGGCAATTATACAGTTGCGTATATGATTAACGGCTCTATGACAAACAACCAGTTTAATTTCAAAACAACCTCGCAAAATCTTGATGACGAGGCCTTCTCTATGTCGGCAGATACGGACGGAAATTGTGAAGTGCGCCGCGTTTATGCAATGGAAAAACTTTTTGCCTTAACAAATAAAGGCGTTTTTGCAGTTAAGGAAATGCCTATAACGCCAGGGACAAGTTGCAACAAGCAAACAGATACGCCATGCGCTCCGGTGCGGCCAAAGGAAATTGACGGCTCGTTAATCTATGTAACGCAAAACAGCGAAGGGATAAATCAGACAGTTGCGTCATTGACATACACCTACGAAAACGAGAAATACAAAACCGACGATTTAGCTTATTTAGTGCCTTCTATTATGCGTGAACCGAAAAGAATTGATGTGCGCCGCTCAATTAAGCGCAATCACGCCACATATTTGTTTGTGGTAAATGCCGACGGAACGCTGGCAGTGTTAAACTCAAAACAAAGCCAAGGTTTAAACGGCTGGAGCCTTTGCGAAACAAATGGCAAGTTTTTGGACGTTTGTGTTATTAACGATATTACATATTTTGCCGTTAAACGCGATATTGGCGGCCAAACACGCTATTTTATTGAACACTGGGACGATGACGCAAAATTAGACCTTGAAGTAACATTGACATCGACAACCGCAAAAAGCGTATGGACAGACAGCAAGCTGGCTTATTTTGAGGGGCTTGAAGTCGGCGTTTATGCTGACGGCTTGCCGTATGGAACAGCAACAATCACAAACAACACGCTTACACTCGATTTTCCGGTCTCTGAAGTGGAAGTCGGTTTGCCGTTTGATTGGGCAACAGAAAGTATGCCGGCGGTCGTTGAAACTGAAGACTATACGCTTACCGGAAAGAATTATCGAGTGCCGGTTGTCGGTGTGCAGTTGCAAAACACAGCCGGGATTATCGTTAATGGCGTGCAGATATGTAACCGTTATTTCGGCAAAAACGCATGGGATACAGACGATATGTTTGTTACCGGCACGAAAATAGTCAAACAATTAGGTTGGTTTGCTGACAAAGAAGGCCGTGAAGCAACAGTGCGTTGCTCCGGAACAAGTCTTCAGCCGGCGACAATTTTATCAACGACAATGGAGGTATATTACTAATGGGAGCAACAGCAACAGTGGCTTTGGCAGCAGCAGGAGCAGTCGCAGGCGGTGCGAGTTCATACATAAACAGCCGGACTGAGCGCGAAAACTTGAAGCAGCAATACAAAAACGAAGAATACAACGCGCAAATGGATAAAATGGAAAAAGAAGTTGACCTTGCGCGGCAGGATAAAGTTTTGCAAAAGCAACTTGCCGAAACAATGGCTACACAAAACAATTTGTTTGGCGAAAGCGGACTTGAAGGCAGCGCCGGAAATATTTTGCAAGGAACATTTTTGGAAGGGCAAAACGAAACACGCTCACTGACAGCACAAGCGCAGCATGTTCAAAATCGCTACATTACAACGTCGGCAATCCGCCGCAAAAACTTTAATAAAAATATGAAGATGAACACATATTCAACAATCTTTAATACACTTTCCGGCGCTTTAGGCGGCGGTGCTTCCGGATATTCTGCAGGCAACAGTATGTTTGGCTCCGGAACTTCTGAAGGAGAATAAAAATGCCGATACCTAAAATTGATGTAACCGGAAAATATGGCAGCAGTTATCAGCAACTTGGACGCGGACAAGAAGCGTCAGGGCATTTAGTTGGTTTAGGTAATAGCGTAAATAACTTGCTGGGAACGGCAGCGCAAGTAGCAAGATACGCGCGCGCCGAAATGGATAAGGATACACCGGAAGACACGCTATGGAAACTCGATACTGTAAAAAATATCAATAACGGGCTGACAAAGCATGCCGTAAATAATAAATTTGACCCGGCGAAATTTGATGAAGAAGCGCAGAAAACGCAAACAGAGATGTTTGAAAATGTACCGGAAAAGCATCGTAAATGGTTTTTAAAAACTTTTAAAGAGACGGCTAACCAATACAATGTGCGAATTACGGCAGCGGCAGAAAAGCATAAATATGACCTTACTTTTGAAGGACTTATGGAGCATAGTGAAAGTTTTAGAGCTGAAGCAATGGCCGCAGCCGCACGCGGCGACCAAGCCGGGTATAATGCAGCATATCAAAAATGGCAGACACTTGAAAACCAAATGTATGACCAGGGATTTTTACAAATTGCACAAAAGATAAACCGCGCACAAGATTTTAAGGACAGCGGCCTTGTGCAGCAATATACCGGATTTGCCAAAGCGGTATATAATCAACCGGAAAAATTAAACGGAATTATTAAGCAGGTGCAAGATTCAAACAAATTTACACCGGAGCTGAAGAAAAGTATTGTCAACGGTATTTCTTCCGGATATTCAACCTGGCTGGCACAAAATAAAGCCGCCAACAAAGATTTGGCGGATAGCGCAGATTTTACGGCCAAAGCATTAAACGAGGGCATTGAACCTGAAGGAGTAGATATTGCCGCGACAATAACCGAACTCGCAGAACACGGATTGACGGACAAAGCGCAAAAACTACAAACCGCATACAACAACCGCAAAATCAGCCAAACATTTGCTGGGCTGGATTTGGCGCAAATGGACAATGCACTTACCGGATTAAGAAAAGATGTTAAAAGCGAAGCGGATATTGACCTTATAAAAGGCTTGCAAAAAATAAGAGACAAAGCCGAAACGGAAATCGAAAAAGACCCGCTTAATTGGGCGATAAGCCACGGAGTTATTGACGATGACGGGCTTGACACCAGTAAACCGGAAAGCATTGCCGCGCGAAAGAAAAACGCCGCTATTGTGCGGGAAAAATACAATCTGCCATATACGCCGATTTTGACGACAAGCGAAAAGAAATCGCTTTCAAACACAGTCGCTAAGGCGGACCCGGTGGAGCAATTAAACATTATCGGTCAAATAAATAACAGTTTCGGCGAAGATGCCGGAAGTGTTTTTGCAGATATTGCACCAAAAAATCCGGAATTGGCTATTGCCGGTAAATTGATGAACGAAGGCAAAGCAGATATTGCCGCCGGTATTATTGAAGGAATGGACATTAAAAGCAAAGAAAGCGGTTTTGTGCCAAATAATGACATCAATTTGCAAAATGAATTTGGCCAACTTAATAATGCGCTGCGAAATTTTAACGAACAAGATATTCGCGACGTTAAGGCCGCAATTATCGCAAGGGCTACCGGATTAAATAAGCAAACAAACATTTTCAGCAACGGCGACGCAATCGCTGAAGACAAGCTGAACAATATCAAACAGGCGACAAAAGATGTGCTCGGCGGAGAGATTGTGCACATTGGCGGCTGGTTTAGAGACGGTTACGATGTTTTATTACCGGAAAACGTTAATCAAGGCGAATTTGAAGACTGGATTGACGGCTTGAAAGATAAGGACATCGGTGACGCTTATTTTGGCGACAAGAAAGCAAAAGCAAAAGATTTGAGCGACAACGGCGCGTTTATTTATGACGGCGACGGATATTATACCGTAACAATCGGGAACGCCTTAATTACCGACGCCGAAGGCAATCCTTTAAGAATTAAGTATAAAGGAAGCAGTGATGAGTGATATTTTTTCAAAAAAAAGAAGTTATGATTACGCGCCGCGCCAAAAGATTGACGTGGAAAAAGCGCAAACATACGATAAAGGCTTTTGGGAAAGTTATCGCGACAGCCGAGATTTTCAAACCTATGCCGGAAACAGTTACAGCCGCGAAGACAATTTGCATGACGAATACGAAAAAGAAATTGAAAACATTAAAAATATAACCGGCGAAAAAATAAAAAATCCGTATAACTCGGTTATGGAAGAATTTTTAGTTGAGGACGGGCTGAAGGCGTTATGGCATCAATTTTACGACAGCCCGTTTCAGCGTTTGGAAAATCGCTGGAACTCGCCGAAACAAAAGCAAATTCGCCAAGATAACAGAGTCGATGACTTTTATAAAAAAGTTAAAAAACTGCAAGAGAGATTCCCGGATTTAAAAGTAAGAACAACCGAAGAAATCCAAAACGACATAAAAGCGCACGCTCACGAGTTGCAGGAGCGTATTAACGACGGACGCGAGCATAATATGTGGGGAGATTTTGCTGGAAGCGCGGTAGGTTCATTAAAAGACCCGATTAACGCGTTTTTTACACTTGTTACAGGCGGGGCAACAGCAGCCAAAGGCACAGTGTTAAAATCGCTCGGTAAAACCGCCGTCGGCGAATTTTTGGTTAATTCCGGTATTGAAGCGGTAATACAGCCGAGCGTTTATAGCTACAAAAAAGAATTGGAATTGGATTATACTGCAAATGACGCGGTTAAAAATGTTTTTGCTGCCGGCGTTGGCGGCATGGCTTTAGGAACGGCCGGTAAAGCAATACACTTGACCGGCAAACAGGTTTTATCAAAATTCAAAGCAGCCAAAGCCAAAGGTGTTAAATTTAACGCGGAAACCGAACACGCAGCGGATATTTTGGGAAAGCAAATTGAATTTGACGAATGGAAAAACAGTGTGATGCCGGGGAAAGATGTTGCTTCAGATGTCTCTTTTGCGCGAGATATGGAAGAAGCAGCCAGCACATTGTTGGAAGAAAAGCCGATTTCAACAAATATCGAACACATCAGAGAAGCAGTTTTACCGGAAGAAAAAGCGCCGGATTTTGATTTTGAAGCGCAAGCCGCTGAAAGGATTAACACGCAAGCATCTAAAAATGCCGGTGGTTATATGGACGGCTTAACAGCAACATTAACATACGACCTTGCCGGCCGTGCTGACGGGCTTAATGTTGATAAATTGGCGGAAACAGTGCGGGCGCAAGCATTTGCCGAAATGCCTGACGTGGTTATGAATATGACGGCGGGCCGTTTAGGTTTTTCAAAAAACATTGAAGGCGGGAAAAACTTTATTCGCGCATTATTCGGCGAAAACGTTGATGAATTAAGCGCAAAAATGGCGCAGCAATGGAAAAACGTTACGGAAAAAATTCGCTGGCGGTTTGTGAAAGCCGGTGGCAAAATCAATTTTTTACCAAACTGGTTTATACCGACAAGCCATGATTTCAGATTGATACAAGCCGCAGGCCGCGAAAAATGGATTAACGACATAAAGCCTTTGCTTGACCGGCAACAGATGATAAATTTTGAAACAAAAATGCCGCTCAACGATAAAGAACTTCAGGAAGTATTGGAAAAGTCTTTTGACACGCTTGCATCGCACGGCCTAAACAAATACAGCGGCAAAAATTCGCTGGCGCAAAAATATGCCGGCGAACGTATTTTACATTTCAAAGACGCTGATAGCTGGATAAAATACAATGAGACATACGGTAACGGCGACCCGTTTGTTTCGGTTAATCAATATATCAATAATATGGCCAACGACATAGGATTTATTGAAACATGGGGACCTAATCCAGAAAAACTGAAAGCACAAATTTTAGATAAAGTGCTGGCTGAAGCAACGGCTAAAGGCGCGAAAGAACAAAAAAAGGCGCTCAAAGATATTGATTATTTTAATAGAATTTGGGACGAAGTAACAGGCGAAGCAAACATTCCGGCGCAAACGCGAGTAGCAGCGGCGCGTTTTAACAGCGGTATGCGTAACCTTTTAATGGCAGCGCAACTCGGCAGCGCAGCATTAACGACATTTTCGGATTTTGCTACAAACGCAATGACCGCGCACTTCAACGGAATTTCAACAAGAGGTGTTTGGAAAAAGACGCTTGATATGCTTTTTTCAAACAAAAAGCGCGATTTCGCAATGCACATCGGACTTGGCGGCGATGAAATAGCGCGTATTCTTTCCGGCGGAACAACCGGCGCAAATCGTTTCTTGGGCGATTTTTTACCGGAGCAAGGCTGGACCGGGCGCGTGGCCGCGGCGGTAATAAAAGCATCTCTCCTGGAAAGAATGACGGTTGCCGGCAAAAAAGCCTTCTCTTTGGATTTTGTGCATACATTAGCAAGCAACGCAGACAAGGAATTTGACAGTTTAATCAAGCCGTTAAAGGAGTGTTTTGAAAGATACGGTTTAACAAGTAAAGATTGGGATATTATCCGGAAAAGCAAACTTGACGACTTTCAGGGCGCGAAATATGTCAACTTGGTAGAGATTGCAAAGAAAAATCAAGAAGTAGCCAATAAATTAAGCAATCTGATTTTTACGGAGCGCGATTTTGGCGTTATTGATACCAACGTCAGAACTCACGCAATTATGACGCAAGGCCATAAACGCGGCACGCTTATGGGCGAAATACTCCGTTATGGTATGATGTATAAAACATTTCCGGTTACGATTATGACGCACCATATTACGCGCATGATGAATATTGACAGCATGGGTTCAAAAATCGGTTATTTAGGCGGTTTATTTACAGGGTTGACGATGACCGGTTATTTAACGATGCAGGCAAAATTGCTTGTTTCGGGCAAAAAGCCGGCCGATGCAAAAAAATGGAATACCTGGCGCGACGCAATGCTTGCCGGCGGCGCTTGCGGTGTGCTGGGGGATATTCTTTTCGGAGAAACACGCGGAAATCTTATTGCCGACAAAGCGCTTGCAATTGCCGGACCGGGATTTTCGTTTGCCAAAGATACATACGATTTAACAATCGGTAATTTGCGCGACGCCACGCAAAAAGACCGCCGGCGCAAAAGTGTGGATTTTTGGAAAGATGCTGAAGCGTATGCAAAGCATTATACGCCATTTACAAACTATTGGCCTACGAAATTGTTTGTTGAGCGGTTTTTGTGGGATAAATTGGAAATGGAAGCCGACAGAAAAGCGCGTAAACGCTTTAAGGATAGAGAAAAACAACAACGTTACAGATACGGACGCGGCTACTGGTGGAAGCCGGGAAAAAACGCGCCGGACATTAAAAGGAGATAAAAATGTCAAAAATCCAAGATTTACCGGTAGTTTATTCATACACAGGAAACGGCGTGACAACCGTATTCCCGTTCGGTTGTATGATTTTCAAACTATCCGATATTGTCGTTTATTTGGGCGATGAAAAACAGACAACGGGCTTTACCGTTGCTTCTAACAATTACGATGCCGGCGGGACAGTTACATTCGCAACCGCTCCGGCAAACGGCGTGAAAATAACTATTCAGCGCGTTTGTGATGAAGCAAGATTAACTGAATACAGCGAAAGCGGTGTTTTTCGTGCCGACCCGACAAACGACGAATTTAACCATATTTACGCATTGATACAGAACAATAGCAATACATTGACAAGATGTATTAAAATTGCCGTTACACGCGACATTAACCCGGACGACGTGTTAAATGAAGTTTATCGCATTTACAGCAGTATTGATAATGTTGATACGGTGGCTGACAATATTAACGACGTGCATACGGTTGTTAATAATATTGCCGGCATAAATACAACCGCCGGAAACATTGGAAACGTCAATACAGTTTCCGGAAGCATCGCCGGCGTTAATACAGTGGCAACAAATATTGCCAAGGTTACGAGCGTTTATAACAGCATCGGAAACGTCAATACAGTTGCCGGAAGTATCAATAACGTTAATGCAGCCGCCGGCAGTATCGGAAACATCAATACAACCGCTTTAAATATTGCGGCCGTTAATGCAACGGCAGAGAATATTGCCGATGTTAATACAGTGGCTGCGGCGGATTCTTATATCAGAACTGCGGCAAACAATATTATCAATATCAATACAGCGGCGAATAATATTGAAAATATAACGGCTGCGGTTAATAACGCATCAAACATTAACGCAGCCGTTAGTAACGCGTCAAGAATTAACACTGTTGCCGGAAGCATCAATAACGTCAATACGACCGCTGCAAATATTGCAGCAGTCAATACGGCGGCAGAAAATATAGCAGCAATTATTGACGCGCCAAATCAAGCGCAAGTGGCAATTAATGCGGCAAATACCGCAATCAGCATTCTCAATATAACATACATTTCGGGCGGCTATCCTGGAGACGGTGTCGAAGACAGGATAATCGGCGGAACACTTATTAACTAACTTTAAGAAAGGGTTGACTTATGACAGACACAATAGCAAGAATGGTAATGCGCCAAGGCAGTAAAGCGCAAGCGGAATCGGAAAATGAAGTTTTACTCCAAGGCGAATTTTTTTACGAAACAGATACAGGACGCATCAAAGTCGGCGACGGCGACACGCAATATAAAAAGATAATCTCTTTTTCTGAAGAAGCAGCGATTGCCATTATGCTGGAACAAGGCATTTATACCGGCTGCAATTTAAGCGAAAAATTCGCAGCTGAAATTGCCAACTATTCAAGCACGGCAGCCTGGCTTCACGCCCGCTGCGCCGCCGGCAATTTTGCCGGTATCTATTGCAGGCATAAATCTTTATAAGGGAACCGGCGACACGGAATTGACGGACAACCACCTTGTTGTTTGGGCCGGATTGTCGGATATGAATGTTACGTTCAATGACGTAAACAGCAACAACGGCTCAAGCTATGATGCTTCGCCGGTTTTGGCTTCAAAAGCATGGGCGGTATTAAATGGTGTTAATAACATCGGCACAAATACAACAGGCACCGTCGGATATAACGCAGCAAATGCGGGATTTTTACAGACATTCGCAAGCGAATTACAGGAATATATGGTAAATATGCGCTGCTTTATGGGCGAAAGATACAGTGCAAGTGCCGCAATGAGTAACGACACCGGGCAAAACTGGAAGAACCGCGGCAAATTATTCTTGCCGTCGGAAATTGAAGTTTACGGCTGCATGATACATTCAAACAATATCGCTCAAACATACGGAAACCAAGAAGGATACGGACCATATTGCCATTGGCCGATTTTCAAGAGCGCCGGAACAAACGGCAGATTGATGAACGGCCGGTTGACCTGGTGGCTCGGTTCGGTCGTCGGTGGCTCGTCGTCTTATGTGTGCAATGTCTACGGCGCCGGCGATGCGCACGGCGACGGCGCGGCGTCCACGTGGCTACGGCTCCCGCTCTGCTTCATTATGGCATAAAGCGAAGCGGACGTAAAAACAGCGGGCGGGCAAGTCCCGTCCGCGAAAAAGAAAGGATTGACCGATAATGACTGTTTACGCAAGAGAAAGAAAAGAAACCAGTGTGCAATATATTATTGATGCCAGAAAATTACAGCGCGAAGTTATCCGTTTTATGATGAACGAAAAACGAGTGCCGAAAAAATGGCGTTATATGCTGGCACGCGGAGCAATGGCAAAGGCAAGCGAAATTGTAGATAATACCATCGGGGCGCATAGTATTTTTCCGAATACGGAAGAAAAACTGCAACTTAGAAAAAGCTATTTACAAAACGCATTAACAAATTGCTATCAACTACACGCACGGCTCGATTGCATGGTGGACGTTATCGATAGTGTAACAGTGGCGGGATTATCGGTTATTGTAAGTTTACTTGTTGATGAAATCGCGGGGCTGAAGAAAACAATCAGCAACGCGAAACTCATCGGCAGTAAAGAGGTTTAACGTTGTATGCGGGCCGGTTGAACTGGTGGCTCGGTTCAGTCGTCGACTTAGTAAGCGCAAGCTGAAAACATGGCTTAGAAGGAATGTTAAACCTTGCCCGAATAAGGCAAATATGAGCTATGACGCTGAACGGCGGACGCCCCGGAAGGCCGGAGTGCATAGCAGGATTGAGGCGGTTACCTGTTTTATGCCGTGGCAGTATGCGACTACACACCGCAAGCGTCGTGCATAACTTAAAACGAGGATAAAAATGACCAGACGGACGGAAAGATATATGCGCCGGAAAACGGCAAGAGATTTGAAACGGAAAGCATTTTTGCGGCAATATGATAATTTTGCCAAAGTATGCAGCCGGCAAAATCTTTTTGATGCGGAAGTTGACGCCCGTAAAAATGTGATGTGGAAAGGTTCTGTGCAACGCTGGGATATTGACCGGCTGATAAATAACGAAAAATTATTCCGTGATTTAAAGGCCGGAAAATCTATGTGCAAAGGATTTTCTAAATTTGACATCAACGAACGCGGAAAACTGCGGCATATATCCGCCGTCGGGTTTTATGAAAGGATTGTGCAAAAATGCTTGTGCCAGCAAGTATTATCGCCGGTTTATGTTAAAAGGCTTGTTTATGACAACACAGCCAGCCAAAAAGGCAAAGGCGTTGATTTTGCGCTGGACAGACTTACAACA